ATAGATATTAACAATGGTCGAAAAGGGCAAATCACGCCTTATTCGCTTAGCCTCTTTGAGGGGACTTATGTAAATTTTGTCGCACTTATAACACAGTTTATTGCTTTGTTTTTTATAGTTGTCGGAACTGCGAAGATTATACAAATATCAAGAAACGAAAAACAAAAAGAGTAAAATATGACAAGCCGAAAGGCTTGTTTTTTAATAGGAGAAAAGAATGGAACTACTAAAATTTAACAGATTGAAAGTCTTGATAGACGGCACGGATTACACAAATCACGTGCCGTTTCCTTTTAAGTGGAGTGCGCTTTTAGACGAACAACTTGACGAAGCGACGCTCGAACTTGTGCGTGTACCGACGGAAAACTTTGAACCGCTTCTCGATGTCGTTGTAAAAGTATGGAACGATAGCGACGAAACAAGAGTTATAACTCATAATATGTTAGTCGCAAACGATGACGCGCACGAAATTCCCGTAGGAAGCGGCAAGTACAATCATACGTTGTATCTGATAGAAGAAACAAAGTATTTAGAGGGCTTTTATGTCAGGTCGCACGGGTATGTTGATGCCAAAAACGGGAATGATAAAACGATACAAGTTTCCCCCGGTCTGACCAACGATTTTGTTAAGCCCAATCTTAATTTGACTTTTACAAAACTTACTTCTCCTATTGCGCCCGGAAATACAAGCATTCCTAATTGCTCAGGCATAATGCAATGGGAGGGAACAATTGATTTTAAAAATCAATGCAAAATAGAAGTATATCAAGGGGCTATCAAAATATATGATTCTGCGGCACGGGGAGATGACGCTGTTAATGGTAATATAAATGTAACATTATCCGCTGGAAATGTAGTGATTGTTTATAGTATCGTGGCGACAACATCTGCACTAATTGACGGTTGCGCTATCTATTCATTGAGTGTTACGACCCATAATTCATTTAATAAGTGGACTGCTCGTTCGGTAATCGAACGGGCTTTAATTTTAGCCGAACCGCTCCGTAAGAGTGATTGCCCTCGTTTTTGGCTTAATCCGACACAAGCCGCAGAGTTTGAAAAAATAGAAGTCCCCGAATTTCAGTTCACTCAATCAAATCTGCGCGAGATATTGCAAGGCATAGGACAGTATGTACACGGCGAGCCGAGGTTAAAAGGACACGAAATTTACTACGACATGTACGGAAGTTCGGAACAAACCGAGCCGTACAGCGTATATGCGGCAAAGGAAGTATCTCGAACGCTCGACAGATACACTACAAATATCGACAGTAGCGTAGGTAACCTTGTAAATTCTCTCGGATATGCAAAGGGCGTGTTTATAGAGCCTTTTGCGGGTGCGGCACTGTCTATGCGTTGTGAAACGATGTATGCAAGAATAGAAGATAGCAATATGATTTTTGCGACAAAGTTCGGCATAAACAGTGTGGAAAAATTCGAGTATTACGATGACACCAACAACAAGTTTTACGATATAACCCCTTATGTTTTTGAGTCTGCGGATTATAATCAAATGTCATCGTTTTCTGCAAACTATCCTTATTCAAAGGCATACGCGCTTTATTACACGCAAGGTGAAAGCGGAATAAGAGGGTTTAATTTTAAGCAGGAGAATCAATTTTCACCTGCACTGGAAAAATACGCCATAGTCAATATTTTAACAGTCGTTTTGGGAAATGACCCGGATATTTCTTTATACCCTAAAATGCAGTTCCGAATAACATATCAGGCGTTTATGCCGGCGAGGGTTCAGCAGAGTAAGTCGCTTATTGTGGCGAAGAAGCATTTTACTACCGCATACAATCAAGGACAAAACGTTGTTGAAAGCAGATACTACGGAGAAAATCTCAAAGGCGTCATCGCTCGCTTGGGTAACGTGGATAAGGTTGTAACGGTGGTAAAACAAGGGCTTCCTATTATCCCGAAAGTCGGCACGCTTTACGATGACGATTATTACATATCCACCGTCGCCGTCGAGGTTCAGCCGCAAACGACAAAAATAACGCTTGCGCTTTCGCAAGACTTTAACAGATATTCGGCTTATGTTTCGCTCGACAGGCAGAAGCGGCAATACGAAATAAGCGAAAAGGCGGCGTATGAAAGTATGCTTTCGTATCGTGATTATGCAATAATCGGGGATAACGCTACTGCATACGGCGACGCGCTGACCAAAATCAACAAAGTCGTGGAGTTTATGCAATATCCGCAAGACACGAACAAGCCTGTGACGTTGCTTAAAACGAAAGGTGTTGATGTTGACGGAAATAATTTACAGGAAGTTGCACTCCCTTGTCAACCTGCGTCAATGGGCAATTCAATAGTATTTATATCCGGGTATAAAGATAACTATTCGGCAGGAGATAATGTATTCGCGCATGAAATTGGGGCTGTGGTTAAAAGACAAAACTTTTTTCAACAAGGCGTACCTTATTCAGACTTTTTCGGCAATATAGAAAAACTTCACCTCGAATACTACACGGGCGGCAAGGCAATCAGCGAAGATAACGAGTTCAATCTTGCAAGTACGCTTCCTGCCGCAAATTACTTATTACCCGATAATTCGCCGCTCATAACTACGGGAGATAATCCGTTGTGGGTAAAGAAAGGCTCTACGGAGATTTTGGGCATTAACTACCAAATAGATTTTGTGAGTAACCGCCGAAGCATTGTCATCGGCAGTGGATTCGCAAAGTACTGCTCGCTCGTAAACGGCTATGACGATTCGGCAATATCGTTGGTATTACTCAAAAACCGCCTGAATAAATTCGAGCGCACGGTTAAGTTCACGGAAGCGGACAAACGCACGTTCCCGAAGTTCACAATTCTCGACGAGCCGAGAGCGTCGTTCAACGCTTACACCCTGTCACAAGCCGACGGGAATATAAAAGCGTGGGCGGTCGTTAAAGGCGACGAACTGTTATTCGGCGAAAACAAGGCGTATGCGGTGGGAGATAACATATTCGCGAATTTGTATATCACAATGTCGCACGACTATCTGCCGCCTGCATACACGGACAAGTTAGACGGCGGAATAACGCTATACCCGAACGATACGTCTGCGGATAATCCCGTGAAGAAAGTCGGCGACGAATATGTGGTCGATTGGCAAACGACGTACGGCAATGCGTATTGGGTAAACATCCGAGGCGTGAATAAGCCGAACGACACGGCGACCGTTCCGAACGGATTAAAGCCTTATCAGGACGCAAATGGAATATGGCACATAGTCGGCAAGTTATACACCGACGATAACGTTGTTTTAAAAATCACTGCTTTTAAGTGGAGGTAAAAATATGGACAAAGAGAAGATAGCACAGGCAATACTGGCGATTCGCGGAGCGCGTGACGAAGCGGACACGATAGCGGAATACCTTGCGCGATTAGCCGAGCAACCCGATACGAGCGAAATCGAGGACGAGTATACGGAGATTATCGGCGACGAATTTAACCACATTATCAAATTCACGGAGTTAGCCTCGGAACTCTGCGGAATAGAAATACCGGAGGACTGATATGCTTATAGTACTTGACCAAAATTACCGTCCGATAGCGACGAGCGATATGACCATAACGCAGGGTGACGCGGCACTCGGCAGACTGCTTGTCGTCGCTCCGCCTGCGGTCGGAATTGCGGCTTCGTTTCAATTGCCAGATGAAACGATAACGCAAAAATATCCGTTGTTTATGAACCCGGCAAAAGTTCCTGACGAAGTGGATTACTATGTGTATTCGCTGAACGTAAAGAGCAATATTTTTTCGGGCGTTTCGGGTAAACTGCTGATACAACTCACCGCTTCTATAACAGGTTCGGACGGAACGAATCAGGAGTTTGCCGTTGACCCGATAGAAATGAACGTGCTTCGAGGTGCGGTGACTATACCGCAGGTCGGCAAAGACATACCCTCGGACGAAACGTGGACGGCTCTTTTGAACGGCATTGCTACTCTCAATTCGGTAGTGTCGGATATGTCAAAACATTCCGTCAAAGCAATTTCAGGCGTTGAGAACATGTGGACGCTTGGCACGGGTTATTACAAACTGATTGTCGGAGGGCTGATAAGACTTAAAAATTTAAGTACCACAGACGCGTTGTGGGACAAAAACGAAGATATGCTCGTGTGGGTAGACAACAAAACGGGCAAGAACGCAACGTTTATCGCAATGAACGCTCCGAGCAGGGACAGCACAGGAGCAATGCCGAGTAATCCGACATTTATCTACGGTTATTCGTACAACAATGGTTCGGCTTATTCTCGTAAAACTTTTGAGCTTAAAACCTATGCGGAGCCGTACAAGGCAGGCTACGGAATAGAGATAGCTAACCAAACTATAAGCGTAAATTTGCCCGTAGCGGAAACACAGAGTGTATGAGGAGGAATGTATGGCAGATTGGATAATCAAAGATACAACGCTCCGAAGAATAGCGGATAAGGTTAGAGGTCTTAACGATTCGGGCGCAAAAATGCTTGTTAAAAACATAGCAGATAATATACCCGAAAAGCAGGATAAGAGCGTTGCTATAACCGAGAACGGCACGCAAACAATAAGACCCGATGACGGCAAAATTTTGGGTGATGTAACGGTGGAAATCAATGTCGAGGGCGGAAATAAACCCGAACAGGCAAAGACGATAAACGTCACGGCAAACGGCACGCAAACTGTCAAGCCTGATACGGGGAAAACATTATCGCAAGTAACTGTAATAACCAATGTCGAGGGCGGCGAAGTTGTTTTGCAAGAAAAAACGGTAAGCCCGTCGGTGGAACAACAGCAAGTCCGCGCAGACCCCGGATATACGGCTTTAAGCCAAGTTACCGTTGAGCCTGTATTAACGGAAGAAAAAACCGTTACGCCTGCCGCAACGGAGTTTTATGTTTTGCCGACTACGGGTAAATACCTTACTCGTGTAAAGGTAAATGCCGTACCGGCGGAAGAGAAAACGATTACCTCGAACGGCACGTATGAGCCGAGCGACGGTAAATTTCTTTCCAAAGTGGTTGTAAACGTTCCAAGAGCAGAAGCACAAGTAAAAACCGTAACAGTTACCGAGAACAATAAAACGACTTACGTATTCCCGGACGAGGGAAAAACTCTGTCGCATGTGGTTATCAACACAAACGTACCCGGTACGGATTTTACAAAAGTAACGGCAGTGCCTGCGGATGTTGTTTCGGGTAAAGCTTTTTACGACAAAAACGGCTCGTTAGCATATGGCACAATGCCACAGTACAACGGCGAATATTTCGCAGGTCTTTATCCGCCGACCATAAGCATTGCAGATAATACTCTTATGTGGGAAGCGGTTTTGGGTGCCGACGGATATAAAATATATAAACAGACAAGCTCATCTTCATATGAACTTATCGCAGAAATAACCGCCACTGAATACGATTTGTTGAACTTGGCTGTTGGAAATTATACATTGTGTGTTACCGCGTTTACGGTCGATTTGGAAACGCCAAACAGCAACGCCGTCAATTGGATAAAGGCAAAAATACAATACACGCTTACGAATACGTCGCTTTTGAGCGCACCTGAATATTTTACAACAAATACACCTGCGACAATAACGTTTAATAAGGCGTTTGGGTATACATATCCGTCAACGCCCGTTGTGGTTTCGGCACAGCTCGATTCGTACAGCAACGGCGTTTTGGTTTTATCGTCGCCTAACAATATGAGCGTTAGCGTTACGGCGAACGGCGTAAAAGATACGAGCGCAACCATTACAGCTGGGTCTTACAAATTTAAAGTTGCCCCAACCGCAATACAGTCAAATCTTACCGAAGATATTAACTTCACGGCGAATGGGGCAAGCTATACTGCTTTGAGTGCATATTCAAGCGGCAATATAGATTACCGAAACGGAGATACTGTTGTACAAGCGTATAACGGAACTACTTGGAGCGATTCTCGCACTATAACAGTAACAAGCACCGCGCACGTGAGTGCTGATTTCCTATTGTGGTTCAATAACGCAATGGAGCAAAAGCTCGGCGCACCTGTTATCAAAATTACGGGTGCTGTCGTTTCGTGGACAGCGGTTGCAAATGCGACTTCTTACGAAATACGCTTTGGTGTCACAACTCTTGCCACTACGAGCGGCACTTCGTTCGATATTTCTACTTATGGTAAGACAATGGGCGCAGGCTCGCACAACATTACCGTTATAGCGAAAGCAAACGGTTTTGCAGATAGCTCCGCGAGCAATGCTGTTACCTATACCGTGTACAGGCTGACAGCGGCGGCGGATTTTCGTTGTTACGCTGGCGGCAGAAATTATGAAGTATTCTCGTGGGATTATATGGATTCTCACGCAACAGGCGGCATAGTTTACGAAGAAACGTCGCAAGGCGTTTATACGCAGATAGCAGAGCATACTCGTGACAGCGGTTCCGTGCAGTTGCCGTATTATGGAGCGTTCACTATCGGCTCGCACACCTATGTATGCAAACTTGTAGATTCTACGGGAGTGTATGACGATAGCGAATACAGCAATGCTATTGTGGTTCCTGTGTATGCTTTGACATGGAACGTAGCGGGCGCGAGCAAGCCTACACAGACATATGCGCTCGGCAATGCTTCGTCCAATTTTTACACGATAACGCCCGATTCGGGTAATGAATTGCCCGAAGCAATCGAGGTGCAAGGTTTATCAACCTATAGTTGGAGTGTTGGAAGCAGTGGCAACGGCACGTTCTCGTTTGATTCTGCGAATATAAATGCGGCGACTTATGCGAGCGGGATTGTGGTAACTATTAACGCGACAAAACAAGCGACCATTGCCGCAGGCACTTATGTTTGGACGACAGACCCCACGCTTTCTTCAACTTTGGTAGAAGCGAATTTCAATTTCACAAGTGGCGGCACGAGCTATACGAAGCTATCTTCGGGCAACAACGATTTTATCAAATATAACGATACTACCGTATATTCGATGTCGGGCGGCGCAACATGGACACCTGCTACGGCGCAGACTATCACTGTAACGACCGAACAAAACGTTCCGCAAGATGTGTATAACTTTTTCTTCGGCGGTAATTTGTTAAAACAGCTGTCGCAACCGGTCATTGCGGCATTCGAAAGATTTATGTTTTGGAATAGAGTTGAAAATGCCACTCAATATTCGTTTAGCGTAACACAAGGTTCTAACACGTATGATTTCGGAACAATATACGATATACACAACTTTGTAGAAGCAAAAGCGGCAAATTACAATTTTAATGGCAAAACAATTTCGCTGACGGAGGGTACTTACAATTTCAAAGCACCTTTTTCGGGTAATACCGTCAGAATTATGTTTACCAACGGTTGTTACTTTGAAATTTTCTGCGGAGCAGGCATAACACTGTCGTATTATGAAGCGTATGCAGATTTTTCAAAAATGATTATAAATAGGTCGTTCGATACGCCTATAAGCTTTACGTTCAGGAATGGTTCAAGCGATACGGGCGAGCCGTATGTAGAAAAGTTCTTGCTCGGACAAGGCACATCACCGTCGTCATTTGCGGAAATAACACCCGAAGAGTTCAAAGCAGGCATAACACTCAACTTTGATTTATAAGGAGGCAATATGGCTAAAAAATATGAAGTCCCGTTGGAGAACCCAACGGGTGTAATTTTGCAAACTGCAAATAAGTTTGTAGACAGAGTTATTCTCGTTAAACCGAAATTACAATCTAAAACCGTAACCGCGTCGGCAGGCACAGTCCGAGCCGACGACGGCTATTGCGGGCTCTTGGAAGTCACTATAAACGGCGTGTCTGCGCAAACCGCTGTTGTGAGCGATACAGTGGAAATTTCGGGAAACAGCGGAGAATTTACGACAGCGGAATACGAAAAGATAAAATCGGGCGCGGACATAATCAGGAACGGAGTAGGATTCGTTATGCTTAACGAATTAAACGACGTTAAATGCTATGCCGCAAGTGAGATAACGGGCGAAACGATAACGCTTACTGCGATAAAGGTCAAAGGTAAGTCATGGATTGTTTCGGCGTTCGAGATATAAGGAGGTAAGTATGGCAGATGAATATTGGGCATTAGGCGATAACCCCGCTTTTTGGGATACGGATACGCTTGGCGAAAGTTTAACAGGCATAACATTTTCCATAGGCAACAGACAGGATACTTACAGCAAATTTACACCAGACCCATCAGGCGGAACCATATATCTTAGAGCTGATGGCGATAATAATACGAGGCTTACAATAGGTTCAAAACCAGCAACTGGTGTTTTTAGTTATGTAAAGCAATACTATCGTGTTATTACTATTCATAGCATTGAATCTGGAAGTACTGCTTACGAGTGGATAAAGTCGGCAACGGGCGGCAAAGGCGTTAAGTATGATTTTATGCAAGATTTAGCCAGCTTTAATTTAACAAATTATCAAAAACTATACACAGATTCAGACAGTACAACAAAAATAACAGCAAAAGCTAACGGCTATGCGCCAAACAGTAATACGGCAACATGGAGAAAAGGTTCGTAAGGAGTTTTTATGAAAATTAAAGTTGAAGAGAAAAGAGCGGTCATTATAGATAATGCACCGCTCATTATCGATGTAAGAGAAAAGAACTACATAGATGTCGAAATCCCCGATGATAAAACTTACTTCGTCGGGTTTATCGGCACTACAACCGAAAAGAGAGAGATTTTAGGCGGTAAAGTCGAGTTGCCGAAAACCTTTTTCACGGAGCAGACACTCCAACTTGTTGTTTATCGGGCGGACGGTGAGAGCATAACGGCAATACCGTGTGAGCCGATAAAGCTGTTTCGCGTAAACAACAAGGCGTTGTTTTTGATGTATATCGAAAACGCGCTCGGCAAGGAAGATGTAAGGGACAAAGCGGAATCGGCAATGGCGCAGTGCTATGCTATGGCGGAAATGCTCCAAAAAGCATTGGCAAGAGTAGCCACTCTCGAAACGGAACTTACTGCGGCTAAAAACGACCTTGCAAACTTCCACAAACTCTATGACGAGAATGTCGCAAAGATAAACGACGTCATTCAGCGTGTAGAGAACATGGAAGCCGACTACGACATTTTAACCAAATAACGGAGGTATAAAACAATGAAAAAATTAACCATTATATTCGCTATCCTTGTGTGCTTGTGTTTTACTGCGGGCATTTCCGTCGTATATGCGGAAAATACGCCGAATTTGCAAGTTGCAACCGAAGAAACGGGACAAACCGAGGAAACGGACGGAAAGACCGAAAACGGCTCTACGGGCGAAATTTCGGGCGAAAACGAAGATATAAACAAGGGCGAAGAAACACCCGGCGACGGTTCGGGCGAAACTCCCGGGGATAAACCGGAAGAGGACAAGCCCGTCGATAAAGACGCACTGCTCGAAGAACTCATTAAAAAGGTTGACGAGTTGATAGCGGAGAAGAACAACGAGGGGCTTGATAAACTATGGGAAGTAATCCGACCTTTTGTTATTTATGTTTTGTCGGCATTACTCAGCGGCACTATAATTGCAGGGTTTATAAGCAGAGCGATTGCGAAAAAATACGATACGAAAGCGATTGCGAAATCTGTTGTCGAAGATATAGCGAATAAGGATATTTCCGTTGACCTCGAAACTATGACGAGAAAGGAAATAATGGCTATCGGCACGGCACTTAAAGCGAATTTACAAGACGGGCTTGCAGGCGTTGAGAATATGCGCCGTTCGCTTGCGCTTGTGTGCGGTGCTTTGTCGAAGTCAAAAACTCTGACACAGGAAGAGCGGGAGGAACTTGCCGCAGAGGCGAAGAAACTCGATGAAACCGTGCAGGCGGAAGCAAAAGAGAAAGTCGTCGTGCGACTTGAAAAGTCCGAGCCTGACAAAGAAACGACCGGGGAAACGGGCGGATTGTTCGACAACCTCGGCAAGTGAGGTGAAGTATGAAAGGCGCAAAATTGATATTTACGCTTTTTGAAGTGCTGTTCGTGGCGGTTGTGCCTGTCGCATTGGTTATTTATCAATACGGCTACGTGCAACCGACTTCGGCGGCGTTCAAAATATCGCTTACGGGAATAATCTTAATCGCGCTCGTGTTCTACGGCGTAAAAAAGGTTATTCTCGACCGAAAACTTCGCAATTGGGAAGCGCAATATAACAACTATGTTTCGGCTTATAAAATCGAAACGGACTTAGAGAAAAAAGAGAGGGCAAAGCAGGAAATGCAGAAATATCAGACTTGCATAGTGCTTATTCGGGCGTTTATTCCGATGTTGATATTCTGCATGATTCAGGTTTTGGCAAAAGCGTTAGAAGCGGAAATGATAACTTTGTCCAGCCTTGCGGGGCTGATAACGGCAAGTTTCGCCGTCGGTATCGTATTTGCGGTGCTTGGGGCAAGAGAGGTATAAATGACTTATGAGCAAATAGACAAAAAACGCAAGAATATCGGAAGCGTGGTTTTGTTCGATATAATAATGGGCATAATCACGCTTGCGTCGTTCTCGGTGAGTATCATATCCGACTATGTAAAAGTCGGGTTTGATTTTTCGTTCCTGATGTCTTTCTCGTATTGGGCGGGGCTTATCGCTAACAACATTATCAACATAGCAATGTGCGTGGCGTTCCGTTCGGTAATGAGGGACAGGGAATCAAGGCTTAACGGCGAACTCGTCAAGATGAAAGGCGATATAGAATCGGCAAAAAGATACATATATCAAAACAACCACAACAAAGAGTTAAAACAATTCGTCGATGAAAGAAACGCCGAGCGAAAATTCAAAATGTACGTCGAGCAGATAAAGCGTAAAGCGGATAAATCGAAAGCACGAAAGAACGTAGATAAATACGCTACGAAATTGCAGTACGAAAAAGAAAGCAAGAATCCACGTCCGTGGGTTATCGCGAAGTACGAGAAGATTATCCTTAAAAACAAGTCGGAATACAACGGTATGCTTGCTAAATTGCAGACGGCGAAAGAGGACAGCGTTTGGAAGCGCGTTAAAGGTTATCGCCCGATAAGAACGGCGATATTGTTTTCGACAGCGGAAAAGATAGCCGACAATACCGCCGACAATTACGAAGTGAACAACGCGAAAGAGTTCGCTTACTTTTTTGTCAAAAAAATCGTATTTATGCTGTTGTTTACGACGTTTCTCGGAACGCTCGTGCCGCAAGGCTTTGTTTTTGACTACACGCTTTTGTGGTCAACTGCCGTAAAAGACTTTTGGGGTTCAATGTCGTTGTACGCGGGCGGCTCTTCGGGCATAGAATATATTCGTCAGGTGCTTGTCCCGGCGGTAAACGGACGTGTAGATTTCGTTCAGCAATTCCTTGAAACGCTCCCGAAAAAAGAAAACACAACTATATGATTTTTAAGCCGTCTTTTTAACAGGACGGCTTTTTTTGTTGCTAAAAATATGAAAATTTTTCAAAACGCCTTAAAATTAGTTGACATTTCGTTTCAAACGTATTTATAATGCTTTTTACGGAGGGAACGAAAAATGAGAGGAATGAGGTATTCTGTAAACCAAAAGAGGCGCGCCTTAAAGATGTGGCTTGTGGAAAAAGTAGACGTAAAGAAAGTCGCGTATAGGATGAAATGCGACGAACGCACATTATGGCGTTGGAAATCAAAATATGACGGAACGGCGGAAAGTTTGCAAAACGGCTCAACCGTCCCACATACACCGAATCCGAAATCTCACACGGCAAAAGAAGTGTGTGCCATAAAGAGAATATTTGATGAATACCCGGATATAAGTTATGCAGAAGCATACGGAATATTGCGAACCGAATATGCGTATTCACGGACATATTTTGGTTTTTGGAGATATGTTTCAAAACACGGAATACGACAGCCGAAAGAGATTGTAGAGAAATACATCGAGCAACCATATTCCACGCCCGAAATGTTCGGAGTTAAAATGCAAATGGATGTAAAGGTTGTTCCGCGTGAATGCAAAACGGGTGTCTTTAAGACCGAAAAGGAATATCAATACACGATAATTGACGAAGCAACGCGCGAGAGGTTTATCTATCCTTACAAAGAGCAAAGCACGTTCTCTACTGTCGATTTTCTCAAAAGAGCGTTTGTGTATTTCGGATATTTGCCCGCAATAGTGCAGACGGACAACGGGACGGAATTTACCACGCCAAAAATAGCGAAACCGGGGACGGTATGCTTGGTGGATAAATTTTTAGCAAAATACGGAATCAAGCACCAACTTATCCGCCCGAGAACGCCGCGGCATAATGGAAAAGTAGAACGTTCGCACCGGACAGACCAAGAATGTTTTTATAATCACTTAAAATATTCGTCATATGAAGAATTGCAGGAAAAAATGGCGGATTGGCTGAACAGATACAACAACCGACCGCACTCATCGTTGAGGAATAATGCCGGCAAACGAGTTTGGCTCACCCCTCTCCAAAAAAGAGCCGAGTTATTAGCGCAATACAAGGCGGTCGGTTTTAAGAACGAAAACAACGAAGAGTACAGTATACGATTTTTGAAAAAAGCCGCGTAACTAATGCTAAATCCCACAAAAGAAGAAACCTCGCATGTCGGGGGATTTCGGCGTGCAAAAAATTTCGTACAATTGACTTTTTTCTTGTGGTATTGTATAATCTTCCTATGTCGAGCAATGACAAAAGCCTGTTTTTCGGCTGTTTTAATGTGTTTCGAAAAAAAAATGAAAAAATTTCAAAAAACTACTGAAAAATGCTTGACAAATCACATCTGTTAATATACAATAGACTTGTCAGTTAAAGGCAAGCAAAAATGATTAAATTCAAAGTAGGTTTACCTTAACTGGTAAGCCTATTTTTTTATACATTCAAGGAGGTAAATATGGCAAGAGCGGATTTAAAGAAAGAGAAAAACGGGAAAGTCGTAATTGGCTTATGGCTCAATAAAGAAACGCACGTAGCGGTAGAAGAAGTTGCGCGCAAGCAAGAATTGACTTTCAGCGACATTGTGCGAATGGCTCTTAAAGAATATGTAGCGAAGCACAACAAGTAATTTTTCAAAAAAGTCAATGGAGGATAGAATAATGACTAACGAAGAATTTATCAAAAACTTAAAAACGGAAGAACTGGCGCGTGTGCTTAAATACGCAACCGATTGTCGGCATTGTCCGATTCGCTCTTTCTGCGACAAAACCGAGTGTGAAGATTGCGAAGAAACGTGGATTCGTTGGCTGAAATCCAAAAAGACGGCGGAGGACTTGAACAATGATTGACGTAAGCGATATATGCAGAATGACGCTCGAAGCGGAAGATGTGCGCTCAAAGCTCAATTGTTGGAAAAAAACCTGCAAAGAAAAGAGACTTGCTTTGGAACAAAACGGAGCGTGGGACGGCAAAGCGTGGGAAACGGCATATGACATCGGAAAAGCCGTTGAAAAGGTAGATTTCATTATGACCGACTTACTCGGAGAAATGGACAAGCTTGTAGAACAAATTAAAAAGGAGAGTAAATAAAATGTACATGGTAGTAATAAGACATGGGAAAGCATGCAACGCCTACATAAAATTCGACGAAAAAACGGCGTTGGCTAAAATGAGGGAAATCGCCCTGACGAGGAACTTCGACAAAATCGTGTGTGTAAAAATGGAGGGGAGCGACATATGCGTAAACTCTTTGAGATAAACAGCGATATTGAAAAGTTGCTTGATAAAAACGCCGTCATTGTAATGGGCGAAAACGGCGTAGATACGGAAACGGGCGAGGTGTTCAACCTTGCGGAAAGACTGAACGCCTTGACGGTTGAGAAGAACGAGAAAATCAAAAGCGTTGTCGTGTATCTCGACGACCTGAACGGCAAACTTGAAAGCATACGAGAGAAACTCGACAACTACAACAAAATAAAGAAGTCGCTCGAAAGAGAGATTACGGGCTTAACAGATTATCTTCTGTTTGCGACGGACAAGCAAGGTTTTAAGGACGACGAAATCGAAATGAAAGTCAAAAAGACTATGCGGTGCGTGCTTACGGACGAAACGCTTATCCCCGAACAATTCATTAAGACAAAAACGGAAACGAGCATTTCCAAAACGGATATTACGAAAGCGATAAAAGCGGGCGAAACCGTACCGGGCGCAGAAATGCAAGCGAACTACTCCGTACAAATACTGTGAGGTGACATATGGACAACTTGGAATTATACAAGGGCTGGGCAAATGTCCCGAAAGAAGCACAAAAACCGTTCGATAACGGCACTTTCAAAGGAACCGACATCAATACCATGTGGCGCATAAAAGTGCTTACGGAAAGGTTCGGAGCCTGCGGTGTGGGTTGGTACTACAATATCAAACGCGTATGGAGCGAGAACCTCGGCGACCAATGCGGCGAAATCTTATCGTATGCGGAAATCGAACTTTTCATTAAACACGACGGAGAGTGGAGCAAGCCTATCGCAGGTATCGGCGGCAATAAAATGCTGAAATACGTTCGTAAGAGCGAAGATTTCCGACCGAGCGACGAAGCGTACAAAATGGCAGTAACCGACGCTTTCGGAAACGCTTGCAGAAACCTCGGAATCGGCGCAAATACGTATTGGGAGAACGACAAGACCAAATACACGGAAGAGCCGAAGAAAAGCAAAGAAGAGTTAATAAAAGACGACCGGGCAAAGTTGATTGAGGTTAATAAGCCGCAGGATATGACGGTAGCGGAGTTGAAAGCACTTGCTTCCAAACATGATTGCTTGAAATTGTCGGCGGCGAAAGAAGAGAATTTCAAGGCGTTTATCAAGGAGTTAAAAGAATGGAAATCATCGACGGAAGAGTAAAGGACTATGACGAGCGCGGAATACTCACGGTCGTTGCAGATTATCCGAACGCCGAGCGGTTCATAAATCGCGACTTCAAAACGTGCCGAATCGTCTTAAACGATAGCCGGGAAATATCCGCCGAACAGAGAAAAAAGGTATACGCGCTTCTAAACGAAATATCCGAGTATATGGGCGAAATGCCCGAATACACGAAAAGATTGTTCAAACTTAAATTCATACACGACACGATGAAAGGGCTTGCGGACGGCATATTTTCGCTTTCAGACTGCGACGTGACTACGGCAAAGGAATTTATCACCTATTTGATTGACTTCATAATAGCGCACGAAATTCCGACAAGAGTGCCGCTTGCAGAACTGTGCGAGGATGTTCAAAAATACGTTTACGCTTGCGCAATGCAAAAAGTCTGTTGCGTATGCGGCAGAAAAGCAGACTTACACCACTACGACGCTATCGGGAGCAAATACGACCGAAGCAAGGCAGTGCATGAGGGTTTGCGAGCGTTGCCGCTATGCCGGGAACACCACACCGAAGCGCACAACGTCACGAAAGAAGCGTTTTTGAAAAAATACCATATCGAGCCGATTGTGCTTGATAAAAAACTGTGTAAAAAATGGAGGTTACCGTATGAATCTTAAAGAATTGAGGAACAGCGTCGGCGTACGTCAAAGCGAACTCGTAGCCGCGCTGAACAAAGAGGGACTACGAGCAACCGAAGCGGACATCTCACGCATAGAGAACGGCATAATCGAAACGTACCTGTTTTTAGCGTTCAGAGCCGAGGAACTGCTCAAACGTAAAACTGCACTCCCGAAAGCAAAAAACGCAACAGAGGCGAAATTTGGAAGTTGCAACCGCATTGCCGAGCGAGTTATGGAAAGAATAGAGCAAAACGGCTTTACGAACTACGAAGATTTGGCGATGACGCTTATGACGAGCGATAAGCGCGAAATACGAGCGGGTGTAATGGAAACGCGTTGCGCTTACCCGATAATCGACCGTGAGGGCGGCGGTTGGGCGTTGGCGACGACAATAGCCGACTGCGACAAGCAAATAGGCATTTACGAGAAAAAGAAGCGTGTGTACTCTTATCAGGAAACGCCGCTTATTGCTAAAAAGCACGAACTGCAAAAGGAGAGAGGTTAATGGAAGATTTACAGCAAAGTTTTTACGCGGTGATACCTGCGGACGTGAGATACGACGCGCGGCTTACGGCAAACTCGAAACTGCTTTACGGCGAGATAACAGCCCTTTGCAATATGCACGGTTTTTGTTGGGCAAAAAACGAGTATTTTGCCAAGCTTTACGGCACTTCCGAACGCAGTATTCAACGCTGGATAGACACTCTCGTTTCGTGTGGTTATATCATCAAAAACTATCTTCACGACGAGCGCGGTTCTTCCTCGGAAAGGTGCATTTCGATACAAACGTATCGATTGTCACCGGGTGACAAAAATGTCGTTTACCCCACGACAAAAATGTCGCCCCTTAATAAGGATGAATATTTTAAATATTATAATAATACCCCCAAAAGCCCCCAAAGGGGGATTTCGAGTGAGAGAACATCTTTTTCAATCGATGATTACGAGTTATCCGAGGCTATGAAAAGCAAGGTCAGCGAGTGGGTCGAGTACAAGAAAGAACAGCACAAATTCAAGTATTCGGAGCAAGGCTTCAAGTCGTTTATAAAACAACTTCAAAACTACATAGAAAGTTGCGGAGAAAACAACGTCATAAAGGCGATAGACGAAGCAATGGCTAATGGATATAAAGGCGTTGTGTGGGACGTCCTGAAACGCAAGAAAAAGGACAAGCCCGAAAAGAGTTACACGAGCGAGCAACTCAACGGAATGTTCAATAATCTTGATTACGAGGACTTGTGATTATGGAAGAATTAGCGTTCGTGTTGTTCTCCGCGGCGTTCATCTTAACGCTTTACGGGATATGGAAAGCAGGCGAAAAAATAACGAATAAAATCAAGGAGAGAAAAAGAAAATGAACAAATGCGTTTTTATCGGAAATTTAACCAAAGACCCCGAGGGCGGCTCGACTACAAGCGGGATATCGTATTCGCGCTTCACTATTGCGGTTAATCGCAGATATACCGATTCCAACGGCGACAGAATAACGGACTTTATCCCTGTGACGGCGTGGCGAGGACTTGCCGACAACTGCAATAAATACCTTGTCAAAGGTAACAAAATAGCCGTCGAGGGTCAATTGAACGTTTCGACTTACGAGAACGACAAAGGCGAAAGACGAACAAAGTTTGACATATCCGCCGATACGGTCGAGTTCTTATCCCCGAGAAATGAGGATAAACAGCCTGCGGAAGATAAACATACTGCGACGGTTGCAGATAAGAGCGAAAACAAAAAGTTTACCGACCTGAAAGAAGCCGAGGATGATTTTCCGTTTTGAGTAAGCGATACATATACAAGGTCGTTGTAAAAAACGGCGACAAAGTGAGAACGGTTTTGTCTGTTCGAGCAATAGCGGATATGCGGTTTGTAAAGCGTTGGTATTATCAGAAATACCAGCGAAAGGACGGCGACGTGTTCGTGGTTTGTTCGAACGAAGAGGCTGGGGGGGGGGCAGTGAGAGGATGATTAAGCTTTTAATCGGGGGTTCGCCTTGTACATATTGGAGCATAGCGCAAAAGAATAACCGAGAAACGGAAGCAAGTGGAATAGGTTGGGAATTATTCAAAAATTATCTTATAGCGAAAGAAAAATTCAAACCCGATTATTTCCTTTACGAAAACAATGTTTCTGCGGCAAAAGCGATTAAAGACCAAATAAAAGAAGAGTTGCGCGTATGGGACGGCACAATGTTTATGGACGACAGCGGTTCAAGATACATCGAGATAAATTCGGCATTGGTGTCGGCGCAGAACAGACAACGCTTTTATGTGCATAATTGCGGTGAAGTTCAATTGCCTGTTGATAGGAACATTTTTCTTTCGGATATTTTAGAAAGCGGCGAAAGTTTGAGTTGTAATAAAAAGAGTTACTGTTTAACAACGCGTTGCAACGGTGCTATTCCCGAAGATACTTTGAGTAAAAATCGTCACGAAATGGTAGCCGAAAGGGTTATATTCCAGCGAGGACACGGATATAACGTGGGTGGCATTAAGCATAAAAAAGCCCCGACGTTGACGGCAAACGGGAGTTATGTAGAAAATAATCTGATTTTGGAACCGTATAGCGACTTAGTTGTTGATTATAAACCTTGTCCCGGGACAAAAATCATACCTACCGCAAGCGGTTTGCGTTGTCAATCTACTTATGGTGTGACGGCGCAGGGATATAGCGTTTCATATCCGTTTTCAAAAATGAGGACATCAACGGCGGGGAACGCCTTTCGAGAAAAAGTTTTTGTCCCATGTAAGCGGGAAGCATATCACAAAAAGGTTTATGAAGTAAAAGGCGGTTTTATCACGATTAAAGACAAGAAATACAAAGTTAATTTGCGCGACGGTTATTATATTATCCGCAAACTTTCGGTAGCAGAATGTGCAAGGTTGCAAACAATGCCCGACAACTACTGTAAAGCGGTTTCAAACAGTCAAGCCTATAAAGCCCTCGGCAATGGGTGGACGGCAGAAGTTATTATACACATCCTGTCTAACGCATTAAAAAACGTGCCGAAAGACGAGGAACTTGTTGTGTTATCGATGTACGACGGCATTGCTACCGGGCGTTATTGCCTTGAAAAAATGGGTTTTAAGAACGTTAAATATATTGCCTACGAAATCGATAAATATCCGATAAAAATCGCAATGTCGAATTATCCCGATATTATCGAAATGGGCGACGCATTTCAAGTCCGGAACGATGATTGGGGAACAAAAATACGAGAGGTGTTGGGATGACGCGAACCAAAGAAGATTTGAGGGAATTGCAGGCGTTGCCGCTTGACTTAAAAATTCTCAAAACCAAAAATCGCATAAAAGAGTTTTATAATTTTTTCGGTGGTCAAGTTTTTGTGCCTTTTTCAGGTGGAAAAGATAGTACGGTATTGTTGCATATTGCGCGTGAACTATACCCCGATATTGAAGCGGTTTTTGTAAACACGGGGCTTGAATATCCCGAAATACAAAAGTTTGTCAAGACGTTTGATAACGTGATGATACTCCGTCCGAAAATGCGCTTTGACGAGGTGTTAAAAACATATGGTTATCCGATTATAAGCAAAGATATTGCAATGACAATACATTATGCAAAACAAAACAATGCAGATTGGGCGTGGGCAAGGTTAAACGGTGCTAATGGTAAAAATGGGAAACCGTCGGAATACAGGAAAAACAGATACGGCAAATACAAACCTTTGACGCAAGTCGATTTTAATTGTTCTAACTGGTGTTGCCTTGTAATGAAAGAAAAGCCGCTCAACGAAATTTCAAAAACAAAAAAGCCTATAATAGGAATTTTGGCAGAAGAAAGCGAAAGAAGAACGGACGCTTGGTTGAAAACTGGTTGCAATGCTTTTGACAGTAAAAAACCAACGTCAAAACCTATGAGTTTTTGGACAGAACAAGACGTTTTACATTACATAAAAGGCAACAATATCCCGATAGCAAGCGTTTATGGCGACATTGTGTATAAAGGCGATGACGGTATGTTTTACGAAAACAGCATATGCGGAGGCAATCTCTGCACGACAGGCTGTCATCGCACAGGTTGTATGTTTTGCGCGTTCGGAGCGCATTTGGAAGAAGAGAGCCGTTTTGTGCGATTAAAACAAACACACCCAAAGCATTACGAATACTGTATGGACGGTGGCGAGTATGTAAACGGCATATGGCAACCGAACAGTAAGGGATTAGGAATGGCGCATGTATTAGACACGTTAAACCGCCTTTACGGCAAAGATTTTATTAAATATTGAGGTGATTAAAATGAAAAGAGTAGCAATTATAGACACGGCGTTCGCAACGCTTATAGACGGAGTTAAGAACAGTTTGAGCAAAGAGATATATCGTCCTGAACTGTCTTACATAAAACTTGTGGTAAAAAAGGACGAAATCACGGCGTATTCGTGCGACGGATATTCGGCTGCAAAAGTCACCGTCCCGAACTTAAACCCGATAGACGAAGAATTTGAGTGCTTTATAAAGCCGATTGCGGTTAAGCCGAGCAAAGGTCGTCCGCAGGAAATTAGCATGGAAGTGGTAGACGGTGACGAATATGTGAAAGTACTTGTTGAGTATGGCGAGTTAAAATACTGCTTCACTCAGCCAAAGGACATTTTTGTGAGCATTGAAAAGATAATCGAAAGCACCGATAAAAACGACACATACACTATCCCCGTTCAGCCTGCTTTGCTTATAAAAGCGTTGAAAGCGGCACAAAAAACAAACAAATATGCGGAAGTGAAATTCGGAGATAAACTATCACCGTTCATTATCAAGGCAAAATGTGGCGAAACAAACAATTGGCAGGTTGTGTTGCCTGCAAGAGGTGAGGAAGAATGAACAGAGAACAGCAGATAGAAGACTTGACGAAATTGATACAGGCAAAGGAAATACACCCTTGTGACGACGATGTGCATTGCGAAGATTGCTATTGCGCCTGTAAAGGAATGGCAGAAATGATTTACAAGGCGGGTTATCGAAAAGTCCCAAAAGGTTCGTTTATTTGTTCGGGAAGTGAAACAAATTTGGACGTAGAAGTTTGTAATAATTGTGAAATGCAACAAGCAAACGAGTTATTTGAACGGGATAAAGAAATCGAACGATTACGAAAAGAAAACGAAGCGTTGAAACGTGTGGATAACAGAGTAGCGTTTTGCAAGGCTTATGACCAAATTAGAGCCGAAAATAAACGCTTAAAAGCCGAGAACAAGCAGTTGCAAGAGCAATTAAACTCCGCTAATGCGGACAACGTAAATTGCAGTGGTTGCGAGGCGGTAGAAACAAACGCGGTCAGAGCGTTTGCAAGAAAGGTAAAAAAATGTAGTTATTGCGACAATGATTTTATGGACGGGAAATGGCACAGATATGTGTTCGTTGACGATATTGACAAACTGTTCAAGGAGTATGAGAAATGAAAAAATTCAAAGCAATAATTTTATGTGTTATGTGCGCAATGCTGTTGGGGGAATGAGGTGTAAATCATGGAATCGTATGAAAAGAGAGGCGTTATATTTGCCGCAAACGCGCAAGAGTTTGGTCGAAAAGTTCAAGCGTTGATTGCTCAACCATTGATTGACATTGCCGCGGACAGTCGCGTATTAGCGATACAATTCGCAGATATTGACGACGGACTGATTAAACAGCATATTTATCAGCATTTTATGAGAACGGACGGTCAATTTGTTTTTGAGGGCTGTTTCCGTGAGGGCGGCGAAATTTTGGAAGAAATCAAGCCGTTTTGCAAGCAAATAAGCATATCATATTTACCTAAAAGCTATGACGATAAGGACAAGTTTCTGTTGGAAAACGAAAAAAGAAAGCGTTTCGGGCGGATAAATTATTGTGAATTAAATCTGAAAAACATGACAAAGGAGGGGTTTTTGAAATGAATATATGCGAAAATAGCCACGATTGTTATTACAAACAAAAAACAGCCGATTTACTGCAAGAAGTGGATATTACACGCTCAGAAGCCGAATTTCAGGAAAAGCGATACGCGCGGTTAAAGAAAGCGTTACACACGAAAAACAAGAACGAGCGAATCGCCGGCGCGAGAAAGTTCGCGGACAGGCTCTGCTACGAGGTTGAAAACGATGTCGTTGCCGAGTACATTATGCAGGTTTTCCATAAATGGCTTAAAGAGGTCGAAAATGAATAAGCCGCATAGAAAAACGAGTTTCCAAAATTGCAACGAATGTACTTATCGATTGACAAAGCAATGCTTCAATTCGATAAGTAGCAATACTTGTTATGAGGGACACAAACAATACAGCCGCATAAAAATGACGGCGGACGAATTAAAGCGTTTACGGGAGGCGTTAAATGGACAACGGTAGAAGAAGGGAGATTGAAAGGGCGTTCTATGACTATCAAAAAAACCGTATGGAAGCGGCGGAGTACATATCGGACTTATGCTCGACCAAATCCCCGGTGTTGGAGAATTTAGGTCACGGGAGCGGCATAAGCGACCCGACGGCGTTATCGGGAGTAAAACTTGCCGAGTACAAAAAATACTTGTGGTGTGAAGTGGTTGAAAAGACCTGCACGATGTTCCGCTTCGAGTATGAATACGAACTCATCAAACTGCGGTATTTCAATCACATATCCCGAAACAGCGTCATAAGCTACCTTAACGTGTCGGAACGAACGTATTGCTATTGGCTCGATAGAGTGCTTATAACGGCGGAGCGTTGGGCGTACGAGTTGGGCATTTATGCCGACGAAAGGTAAAAAGTGCAAAAAGTTTGCACTTTTTTGGAGAAAATATGTGTTATAATGGTAGCGTGAAGAAATATAAAGCGACCGAAAAAGGAAAAGTCGCGAAAAGATAAGCGTTACCATTGACACATAGAGAAATATGTGTTAAAATACAAAGGTAATGCTTTTTTGTTATGGAGAAAGCATTATGGCGGAAGAGTTCAAAAAGACCGGACTTATGGACGGAATGGGCGAAAACAATGATGACGACGATTTCAAAAACGACCCCGAGGGCGGCGGGAACAAAGCACTTCGTTTGCCGTTCGCACTGTGCAAAGCAAAGGGCATAAAGATACAGGATTGGTGGACACCTCGCGACGCTTGGAACGCGTTAAAGAGCGGTGGCTATGTCGAAGATGTGGACGAAGAATACGCCAAACACCTGAAAGAAGAAAAGCGCGAGAAAGATAAAAAGTGGCGCAAAGAAAACCCCGGGCGTGTTGCCATGTGGAAAAAACGTGCCGAAATCAAGAAGGCGCAACTCAAAAACCCCGAGCATAATCCGGATAAGAATTATATTCACGAGGACGGTAAGATTGCCGGTGCCGCAAAAGGTAAGCCGATGACATTTGAACAGGCGGACAGCGGAAGCGTAAATCCGTACTATGGAACGGAGCAAATCGGCTATGTAACCAACTGCCAAACTTGCGTGGCAACGTTTGTTGCTCGAAAACTCGGCTACGATGTAAAAGCATTGCCGAACCTCAACAACAAAAACATAGCAGACCTATCGCATAACGTATCGCTTGCTTATCTCGATAAAGACGGAAATCACCCGAAACAAGAAAGTAGCGACGGCTCTTTAATGAGCGAACCCGGAAAGACGTACGCTTTGCGTTGGGCTTGGAAAGGCAGAAGTTCGGGACATATCGTCTTGATGATGAACGACGGACAAGGAACGTATTTATATGACCCGCAAACGAACACGAAGTATAGTGGCAAATCGGCATATTCGTTCATATCTCGTGGTTATGGTTTCAAAAAAATGGATTTGACCGATTGCACAATCGATGAAAAATTCTGCGATAAAATCATGAAAGGAGTAAAGAAAAATGGATGAAATAAAAACACTCGTCGAAGAACTCGGCGCAAAGTCTTATAAAAAAGGCAAATCGTGGAACGGTTACGAGGTGTATATTCCCGTTTATACCGGTAATCCTTGCGTAGGATTGCCTCTCGTGGTGCTTGTAAAGGACGGCAAAGCAAGAATAAGCAACGCCAAAGAGGCAATTGATTACCTCAATTACGAATAAATCGGAGAAACATGGCGGATGAATTTAAGAAAAGCGGTTTGTTGGACGGCTTAGGTGAAAACGACGAAATAGAACGTTGGATAACGGTCAAAGGCAATCACGTTCCGATAAAGAAAGGACAAACTCCGAAGCAAGCAATCGAGCAAGCGTTTGATAAACCGAAGAAAACGGCAAAGGTATCGGCAAAAGATAATATCAGAAACATGGGAGTTGTCCAACTCAAAAAGAGTATACGCAGTTTAGAGAAGCAGATAAAGGTACACGAAGAGAAAATTAGAAATAGCGATGATATAGGTTTAATTCAGCATTGGCGAAAAGAAATAAAAAAATTTGCAAATGAGATTTTAAAGTATGAAAATGAACTTAAAAAAAGAGGGCATTAAAATGGAGATTGATTACAAAGATTTATTTGTTAATTCCGTAAGTCGCATTAAAGAGAACATCAATTTCAATTATCAGGTAAAAAAAAGATACCCTGAAAAAAAAGATTTTTATCAGGGTGCTATATTTGGGCTGTTTGAATGTTTGGACATGATGAGAAGCGACGTTATTATAGCAAGTGGTGAAAAAATGCTTCCAAAGGTAGGGCTTGATTTTGAACCGTTTGATAAAATGGACAGCGGGACAATGTTTGACGACGTCGAAGATTATCACGACTATGATTTTGAAGCGGTGGATAAGTCGCTCGCAGGCAAAGGCGAGAACTAAAAACCAAAGGAGCAGACGAAAAAAATCTGCTCCTTTTAATATACACAAAAAACAGAATAAAAGAGTGACCTTAGAGTGAGGTTGCTCTTTTTTTATTTCAAGGAGTAAGAATATGGAAAAAAATTTAACACGCGAAGACATGGAACGCATGATGAGTGCGAATCCGAGCATGAGAGAGCCGGAAGAAGAGATAAAGGAGAAAGTCTATCCAAATACAGCGAAAGAGCGCGTAGAACAAGAGTTAGACGAGTTACATGAAAAGATACTTAAATTGACTTGCTTTCTATATGGTAGAAAAATACCGGAACGCGTCGTAACGCCTGAAATGCGTGAGCTTATGAAACAACAGCTCAAACATATGCAAGCGTATGCAGGAACGCTTCAAGACCGTTTAATTATATGGGATTTATACAAAAACGAAGATAAGGAGTGAGATTATGTCTAAAAAGAAAAATTCAGAGCCGAGGGAGCGGTACAGGGCTGAATGGTTAGGTCAGCCATTAAGCACAGAAGTAGCACGAGAAAGAGGCTCAAAGGGCGGTATTGCTTCGGTAAAGGTTCGTAAAGAGAAAAAAACACTAAGAGAAACAATGAAATTGCTTCTTAGAGAGCAGTTCAAATTCAACAATCCCGTAACGGACGAGTTCACAAGCGGTGACGGCTATGCTATGTGGTGCGCACAAGTAACAGCGGGAGCTTTGAAAGGCGACAGAAAGTGCCTTGAATATCTGCGTGATATTATCGGGGAGAATCCGTCCACCAAAGTAGTAGGTGCGGAAGAAGAACCGCTCCGCAAGGTGGAAATAGAGTTTGTGGACAAAAGCAAGCGTTCTAAAACGGAAAGTGACCCGAAAATAGTCGGAGAGCAAAGTCCGACCGTCAGCGATGAAAATTGAGATTGCGGACGTATATGAACCTGCGTTCGATATGTCCACGCCGAAGTGCTGCAAAAACCTATGGTATGCGCCGAGAGCGTGCGGCAAATCGTCGGCGTTAGGTCGTATATTATGGCTTTATTACATCAATTTTCCCGATTATGACGTAGCGATAGGCGTAGACAGTCTTACAAACGCGGGCGACGGCGTATTGAGCGAGTTTCAGTCGTTCCTTGAAAGCGAGAACCTTGCGGACGATTGGATATTCAGTGCCAAATCGTGCTATATGAAAGGTGCGCGTAATCAGATACGCTCATATGCTGTTCAGACGAATAAGTTAGACAACGTGAACGCAACGAAGTCGAAGAAGCTCATACGTCCGGTATCGTTGTTCGTAATGGACGAAGTGCAGAAGTTGCATAACAAGGGCATTTTGGATAACTGTTTATCCACGTTCTTACGACAGATGAAAGCAGGGCATAGTAAGGTTATCCTTGCGGGAAACCCCGACCGTGCGGCGATGTGGTTTGACGACTACTACAAAGTCAAGTCGGAAGATGACGAGTGGACGGTTATAAAACCGACATATCTCGATATTATAGCGTGGCTTCCCGACGCTTTAATTCACGAAATCGAGATGATGAGAAAAACCGACCCGGTGTCGTACGCTCAAATATACTTAGGCGACCTCGACGTAGCGGGCTGGGAACAGACGTTTCATTCGTTTATCGAAAGAGAGCATTATATACCGAGAGAAGAGTTGCTTTCCGCTCCGCAAAAGACGGGCGATATGCTTCACTCTATCGTTATCGGCATAGACGACGCGGAAAGCAAGGACGCAATAGCAGGCGAAGCCGTTATGGTGCAGAGAAACGGACAGATGAAAGTCAACGAGGGTTTATATCTCTCTTGCAAAGAATTACCCGTAAAGCCTGCACTTACGGAGCGGTGCGATATCGTAGCGGAGTATCTCGACTACATACAGGCGCACTTTAACCCCGAACGCGCGATACCGATAATAATGGTATTCGACTGCGCAAGCGGTATGTACAGACAAATGGCTGTTATGAAACGAACTGACCGCAATTTTATGCGTTGGAGAAACGTTTTATTAAAGCCTTACACGACCAAAGGCGAGAAAGAGGAACAATTGGACGAAGTAAACACGGCGTTTGCGAACGGAATATTGAAAGTCGTAAACGTAGACAGGTATTCGCCGAAGTATTCAAACGCTATGCTTGTCAAACAAATAAAAGCGTTGCGGTACTTGGACAACAAGAAGATAGACCCGACCATTCCGAACGACTGCACGGACGCTTTGCAGTACGCGGTTATGACCGTGCTTGCGAACCCGTATCGTTTGTCGTTCCCTGAAAGACGCGCTATTTACGACGCAGACAACGGAGCGGAAGCGTTCCTCGAAAAACTGAAATATGGAGAACTGTAATGAGATTAAAAGAGTTTTTGAACGGAGATATAGCATATACGCGTGCGGAGAAAGAGATACGCGAATGGGTAGAAAAAGCATATCCGGGAATAAGCATAGAGTTCTACCCGCATTTGGAGCTTGTGCGAACGAATAAGCGTGCTATATCCGAAAGACGTTGCAGAAAGATAACCGAAGTGGTCAATATCAAGATAGGCGAGATATTGGAGAAACACGCGGAAGAAATCTATATCGGGGAGCGGTTAGACCGTATTTGGAAGAAACACCCCGAGTTTGACGCGGAAGTCGAGAGTATAGACGACATAAAGAAAAACCCGCTCTTTCTCTCGTACCTGAAAGAGTTGATAATCTGAGGTGCTTATGGAAATTATAGACGATAAAAATTTTATGCCGCTCGGAGTTGGAAGCGAATTATCCGCAGACAGTTTCAAGGTCGTGCAGTATTCAAACACGTATTTGCTTGCCGCTCCGCGTTATTACACTTTTTACGCTTCGTATATCAAGCCTCTTGTCGGAATGTATACGGGCTGGATAGAGGGTTTCCACAATCTTGAATACGGCGTTATACCGACAAAGTTCTTGCAGAAGATAGGCAACGGAATAAAGAGCCTTTTGTTCTCAAATCCCGTCGTACTTAACTCGTACAATCCCGACACGAACAACATAATCGATACGAAGTTCAAGAAAAAGAGCAATTTCGACAATGCAAAAGTCGAAGCGTACGATTTCTGCGAGGCAGGCGGTACGGGGCTGTTAAAACTCAATCGCGACGGTAACGGTGATTTGCGATTTGAAGCAATACCAATGGACAAGTTCTTTATCGAAGTAGACGGCTACGGAGATATAGAGCGCGTTAAGTGCTTTATAGCGACTTATCACGACACTATATCGGCGACGACAGAGTATCACTTATGCGAGGAGCGGTTCTTCAAGTACACGACCATAGCAGGCGTTAAAAAGCGTTTCCCAATGGTGCATTATACGGTTTATCAGACCACGACGAATATTACATACGACTCATTACCGACAGCCCCCGTGCGTTGGGCAGACGTTCCGCCCGAAGTAAGAAACAGCCTTAAACGCGATTACGGCGACATAACGCTCGATACCGATGACGCATACACGATGACGAATGATTCGTCAAGGCAGTACGCTACAATGTGGCAGAACTGCACATTGTTGCCGTTCGACGACGATTTAGGCGTAAGGTTGATAAAATTCACTCGTAACATTCCGTCTTTTCCGAAAATGCCGTTCGGTATGCCGCTTGCGGACTTTCTGCAAAACGAACTGTATCAATATGAGCAGTTAAAATTCTTCGAGCGCGTGGAAGTATATACGGCACGTGCAAGGGTAATGATGGATGACTGCAATAGCAATCCGAACGACCCCGAAACAAGACGGCGTGCGCTTGACCCGATAATCTTCAACTATTACGAGAATTTACTTAACGGTGAGAAAGACGGCAAGCCGCTCCCGATACAGCCCGAACTACGAGCGGACGAGATAAAAACGCAAAAACAGAATATTTTGAACGACACGGCGGCGGCACTCGGGGTATCGAGGACTACAATAGCAAGTTGGCTATCAGACGGCACGACGCAGAAATCCGCTACGGAAATCAAAGCGGGACGAAGCAACACCGAAACGTTCATCAAAGACAAGATAGGTATCATATCACAGCCCTTGCAGGACTTGATTGATATCTATTTTCATTATTACGGGGTTGAGGCTCCCGAAATGCGTATTATGCCCGTAAGCCAAGAGATACAGGCGGAAGAGATACAGCAGTACGCAGAATTGTACGACGGCGGAAAGGTTACTGCTCGTATGCTTGCCGAAAAGATACTCGGCACTAACTCGTACAGGGAAACAAAAGACCTCGAAGAATTTATTATTTCTCACAGTAACAAAGCGCAAATGCCAATGGGCGGCGGTTTACCGCAAGAGAGCGGAGCGGCGGAGAACCCAAAACCGACGACCCAAAACACAAATGCGACGTTAAATAAAACAGCACAAGGAGGGCTGGCTAATGGCACTGATAAAATCAATGTTGGATAAATTGATTGCCGAACTGAAAAAAGCACCTCCCGAGGTAAAGAGCGAACTTAAAAGCGCACTCGGCGAGGAAACCGTAACCGCTCCCGAAGTTAAGGAAGAACCCGAAAACAAGGTCGCAGACCCCGTACAGGAAACGGAAGTCAAGGACGAAGTTAAGGAAGAACCCGAAACGGACGGAAACGGCGAAAACAGCGCAAAAAAGGAAGTTGCAACCGACGAAACGCAAGCAACCGAGGAAACGACCGCAGAAGAAAAAACGCCCGAAAATGGCGAAAATACGGAGCCTAAGAAAGAAACCGAAGAAGTTACCGAAGAAGAGGAAACCGAAGAAGAGGAAACCGAAGAGGTTGGAACGGAAGCTCCCGAAACGGAAGAAGAACCGGTTATGCAGAAAGGCGTTGAAGCGGATGAGGGCGACGACACGGGCGACGGAGAAACCGAAGCGATATCGGAAACCGCCTCCAAAGAGGAAACCCCCGAAGAAACCGCGGACGACATTCCCGAAATGCGCAACGAACCTGCCGTAGAAGAATCGGAGATGCCTGCCGATTACGAGGCTATTATCGACGGCTTGAACGCGAAAATACTTGCATTACAAGCTGAAAATCAGAAGTTAAAGGCAAAAACCGAGGGTGCGTTCGGGTATTCGTCCAAAATCGGCGGAGCGGTTAAACATAACTGCCTGTATGACGATTGCGATGGATTGAAAATGCACAAATAATTTTTCAGGAGAATAAAAAAACATGTCACTTTTTAACCTTAACAACCAGCAGGTCGCAAGACTGACCTCTAAAACCGTTTACAAGAATCTGTATCAGGATATCATCCACAAGGACGGATTCGGTATCACCGACAGATTCGTAACCCCCGAACAGACCAAAGCCGCAATGATTGATATTTTCGTCCCGATTCCTATCGGCGGCAGATTCCGTATGCGCGGCGCAAGCTCCAATGGCGAATGGGCTAACACCAACAACGCGCCCAACGCGAACAAACAGCGCAATCACGTTCTGTCAAGACGTTTCACTATCGATATCCTCAAAAGATACGACTTCAACATTGCCGTTTCCGAGGACGAAATCGAAATGACCGGAGCGGCAAGCCTCAACGAATCGTTCGAGCAGATTTGTCGTGAACAGATTGAGCAGGATATCGCAATCAACATAAACGGTCAATGTATGGCCGCATAACTACATTAACCATTCATCAATGGGCTTTCTTAATCATAACAGCCAAATGGCGTGTTTATAAGTAAAAAATAATTAAGGAGGTATCGGGAGATGGACACAAACCCCGAACTAAAAATCAAATATAGAAAAATTCCGTCACTTAAATTTCTTTATGAAATATCAAAAGACGGTAAAATCCGTAACGTAAAAAGCAAAAAATTTCTGAAACAAAGAGTGAATTCAAAAGGCTATGTCGAAGTAAGCGTAAAGGCGTTCAATGTACGCCCTATACATAGACTTGTCGCAGAAGCGTGGGTAAAAAATACGCGGCATAAAGACATTCCTATTGAAGAACTTGTTGTAAACCACAAGGATTTCAACAAGCAAAACAATAGTGCCGATAATCTCGAATGGGTTACGCAAAAAGAAAACATAGCGTACGATTGGGAGAATGGGAACAGGGAACACTTACGACCTGTTTTTTCGGAAAGAGCCGCAAAAACATTTACCGGGCGAACGGTATCGCAAAAGCAAGTGGAGCGGTGCCGGGAAATGGGCAAGAGCCGCCAACAGTACCTCAAAGACAACGATATTGTCATAGGCGGCAAGCGTTGCATTGTTATATGCCCTAACGGCGAATCTATTGATTTTCAATCCATAGGAAAAGCAACGGCTTACATCGCCGAAAAAGAAAGCGTGAAAACATCAACCATTTTCAGAAATTTGTACAAAAGACATTACGCACACGGATATAAACTTATATTTGATTAAAAGTCGAACGACTATCCCCAAAAGGGGAGTAGGCTTGCTATTGATACGCAAGTCGAAATTATGTAGACCTGATATTTCAGGTAAGATATAGTCTAAAAAATGTATACATTTGCAGCACAGCTGTTTGCGTTCTTCACGGAATCGTTCGCGGCGGCTTACGCAAAAGGCTCTTCGGCGGCGGCGACGGATATTACCGACGCAGAAGTCAAAGCGGCACTCGAAAAGTACACTTACGATTCGACCAACAGAACGGGCGCAATCCGTGCGTTCAAGATTTCCAATGCAAAAGTGAGCAAAGGCGACAGCAAACTGTATGCCGACTACTTCCCGGCAGACGCAAGACAGGCGTTCTTGTTCGACCCGATTTATCTTGTAGACCTTTCCGAAACCGCTTCGATGTCCGCTTCCGACGTCGCAACTCGTATGCTTGCAGGCGGCGGAATGAACGCGTTCACTTCCGAGAAAAAGACCGTTGCGGACTTCCAGAAAGGCTATGTCGGTTGGCTCGACGGTATGCCTTTGTATGAAGTAAGCCAGCAGGTCAAAAATGCCGCTTGGTATTACTTGGGACTTGACGCGACCGATGACGCAACCGTTATAGGATATCTCAACGATATTCAGGCAATGATTGCGCCTGCAAACGCAACCGTTCGCGGACTGCGCCCCACTTCGTTCAAAACCGTAGACGACCCCGATACTCAGGGCGTCATTATTCAGCCTAAGGTCAATATGGGCGTTCGTTGCCTTTCCGGTACCGCTCTTAAATGCGTCGTGTCCGGTACCGAGTGGACGGGTGCCACTTCCAACGTGGACAACGCAAAAACCACTATCGTTGCTATTCTCAAAGCAATCAATATGGTTCTGCCCAACCTCTCGTACGACAACGACAACAAGGTCGCACAGGCTTCCACTTTGACCTCTAAGGCAGACGGAACTCAGACCCTTGCGTAAGTTAAACCTTTTCGGAGAAGATACAAGTCGGCTCGTCGGTGTGCTTTACGGGCATAACGGGAGCGGGAAAGTCTATAACTATTTAGGCAAAGAAACGCTCAGAACGGGCGACTTGGTTACTCCGGAAGTTACTCACCCGGTATCGGGTAAGACTTACAAAACACTCGGCAGAATAGTGTACACGCGCGACGCAAACGGTGCGCCTGCCGAACAAACAATTGACAAATTATCCGACGAATTTGTTATGCTTAAAACATTAGGTTCGACCGACCAACGGTCACTGCCCGGCTACTACCCCGGGTGGGGAGATGACACAATGCACAAGCTTAACACGTTCGGCGAATAATTACTCTCCATTTTCCCCTATTAAAGGAGCGGCGGTTTCCCTCAATTCCCGTCGCTCTTATGCCGTTAAGAGTATAGCCGTGCAACTCGGCAAAACGGCAACAACACACGGAGGTTTATTATGTTAGATACCACATATCCGCTCAGCGACGACGCAATGGTGTACGACTACACCAAACACAGATACATACTCACGCCTGAGTACGTGCTTAACAATCTCGGCATAGACTTATACGAGAAAATGGGCGGCAAACGTACGGTCAACACGACTACGGCTATAAACGTGCTTTTGGACAACCGCATTTCATTCAAGATTTATTCGGCGATATACGCTCATCAGGACAAGCAACTTATGGAGTATATCCTCGCAAAAAGTCCGTCGGCGCGTAAAGTCCTGCTCGAAGCAATGAGCAATCAAATACTCGACCTTGTAACTTACGGCGAAAAAGAGAAAGAGCAGGTTTCCCAAACCACTTATAACGCGCTTTTACAGCCGATAGACGAAACGGGCAAGTCGGTTTTGTATAGGATTTACAGAGGTTTTTTAACCTACATTCCGACTTACGAAGAGGGGCATTACTGATATGGATATAACGGATTTTCTCGCTCACGACCGCAAAAAAGAGTTTTTGGTCGGGTATTACAAAAACAGCGAATCCGCGCCCGAAGCGTATTTCGAGTACGGCATAGAAAGCGACAAAACAACGGCGTACAATATGCTTATCAAAAACGTTATGTCCGCAAGGTCGAATATGATTATTCATACGACGTGGGATATGGGCTGGGACACGCTCGGCTTCGTCGAATTACAGGACGGCACCGATTGGCAGGTTGTGGACTATACTACGAGATTGACAAAGCATAATCCTAACGTTTTACGCATTATAAAGAGCAATCCTGCAACGGAATACGTCTTGTCGCTCGTAGCGGTAGACAATCCGTTGAAAAAGTTCAGAAACGAATATCAACTATACAGGACGGGCGTGACGGTTAAAGTCAATGGTAACTATATCCCCGAAAAGTACATTCTGCAAAACGGCGACAAGATAGAAGTTTTTGGTTATGTCCAGAAATTCAACGTCAACGACACAGAATACGATAACGGAGCGGACATTATCATTAAAAACCAAAATATCAGCATTTCGGGAACGGGTTCCGCAGTAAACTATATTTCGATGAAAATACTTTTCAGACAAACCGATTAAGTGCCGAAATAACGCCGAAAATCAGCCCGTAACGAGTTTTAAGGAGAAAAACGTGAAATGACAAGGGAACAATTCCAAAAAAGTTGCAACACGGCATTTTCCGCTTTTAAGGACTACGTGCCGAACCCAAAAACAAGAGGAAGCGGATATTACATAAACAAGTACGGACACAGGTGCAAATGCTCGACGGGCAATATGGCATTTAATGCGTCGAAGATAGAGTTTACCGACGACAGGACGTGCAATATTTATGTGGACGAGAATATCGCACCGTATGTGCCGTACACTAATGAAAAATGGGTTTCGCCGAAATGGAAAGGAAAAAAGAACCCGAATGAGGGTTGGTTCGGGCGTGCGACTTATGTCGTAGCAAAGAACATCGGCAGACAATTCAGAGTAAGACCGGGGTCAATAAGGAGAATAAGATGATTTCGATACAGACAATAGCAGAGAGATTGACAAAGGATTTAAACGCGCTTGCGCCCGAAAACGTAGAGTTCGTGATAATGGGCGACGGCGGCAGTTATGTTCCGTCGATAAGAAAGCCGCGCTCGAATATCGTCATACAGCGTGTAGACGGCGAAGCGGATATTATATCTTCGACAATTACGCCTGTTAATGGCATAATTGTTGCAACGCAAACGGTTGGAGTGTCGGTGTGCGTGCGTATTGATAGAAGCAAAGGCTTTGACGAAAGCGTTAGATATATCCGCGAAGCAATAGCAACGTATATGAGTACGCCCGTCGTGTTCGACGATACCGTTACAGATGACAAGGGCAATGAACAAACCTACACCGTGACTATGTACGGCTCACAGCCCGAAGCGGGTTCGCGAGAGGTGCGGCAGAATTACGGCGATAGCATTGATTACAACTGGGTATGCAATTTTTCGATTGTGCAAAACGGCGTAAACAGTCAGAATCAGTCGATAATGTTCGAGGGAGAGCCGATACCGTTCACAAGCCTTGTATTGACGAGAGTACCCGTGACCGACGGCGGCGCGTTCAGCAATACGAACGGCGTAGCGAAGTCGTGGCACTCGACTACGGCGTTGCAGGTGACCGTGACGGTTCCTGCGCTTACAAACAACAATCTTACCAAAGAACACGCCGACTATGTGATAAACGGCACCGAAAAGGTGTATGACGTTGTGATTAAGTTCAGCGAACTTACCATGACCGACACATCCGGCAACACAGTCGTAAAAGAGAACAAAAAACGAATGATATTCGACGTGGGAAGCATAACGGCGCAACAGATAAACAACGTCGGTATGGAAATAAACCTGTTGGAATATTTCGAGCCGAATGTTTCGGAGGGGGCGTGATATGGCGGACGGCAGAGAATACACAATAACCATATACGACAAAACGACGGGGCAAGGCTCTCCGATAGCGGGGGAGCAAAACGACGGCAAGGACACGAAGAACGACGATTCCGCGCCCGATAAAGGCGAAGTCGCTTTCAATTGGATGTCGCTTAAACGCGTAGCGAACTACGCTAAACGCGCTATATCTTACGAAATATCTACCGTTAGTTTAAGAACGGGCGAGAACGAACGCCAACAGCGCATGCAGTTCGCATACGATATTTTAGGGCAGGTGAGCGGAGCCATTACGAATATAGCCATCGGGGCAAAGGTCGGCGGAGCGTACGGAGCGATTGCCGCGGCGGCTTATACCGTTGTTGAAACGAGCATAAGCATAGGACAGAAAATAGACAGGTTCAATCTTCAAAAGAATTTGGAAAACGTTTCGCTCGGCTTGGCGAGAGCGCGGAGCGGCGATTCGCTTGCTTACATAAACGGTGGAAGATAAAAGGAGAAAAGGGCAATGAAGAAAAAATCTTTGATAATCCTGTTTGCCGTCATTATCGGGTTGATGATATTTCCGATACTATGGCAAATACAAATAGTCAAGGACTACAAGTACGAGTACGAATGGCGAAATGAGGCATATGAGCAGGACGTTGCAAACGGCGTTGTTCAGGACGAAGAAAAGATGAACGCTTGGCTTGGCAAATATAAAACTAAATGGGTAATGCAAAGCGTAGTGCTTGCATTGCTCGTTGTGGGTGAATTTGCTTTAATATATGTCGAAATAATAACTATATTCCCGAAAATACTTTTTCCGAAAACTACCGCTATAATACTGCTATGCGTAGGTGCTATGTGCGCTATATGTTTATTCCCGCAAGGTGGAAGAGCAAAACAAACAAAGCAAGAGTATAACTCGTGGGCTAAACTCAACACCTGCGGACTTGCAAACGTCGAAAGGGATAAACAAACGATGATGAATGTTTGGGGCAACACGCTTACGGGCGACATTATTGCCGAAATATCCTACGGTGTTCTATGTCTTGGAACACTTGCAGGTGTGTGTATCGTGTACTCCGAACGACTTCTTTTCTACAAAAACGCAATCACGCACAAAAACTTCGTACAAACGGAAGAAAAGCCGACATTTTACGAAGAATTACCCGATTTTGACGACGCATACAACGAAATTTTAAGAAAAAACGAAAAACAGGGCTAAAACGCTTGTAATTTTTTGTTATACGTTGTATGATAAAACAAAAAAGGAGAATGTATCATGAGGAATTCCAAAGGGCTATGGGTATGCGTTGTTGTTGCTTGTATTTTATGTTCACTTATAATTAACGTTCCCGGCTACACTAAATATGTCCCTTATGTTAATGGGGACAGGTCATACACTTTATATGACGGGGCATATGTCGAAAAAAGCGACGGCGAAACAGAAACGGGGAAATTTTATGCGGCAGGCGGTAAGATAGATA